CCCCGACACAATGCTGGTTCACATGACCCCGGGGGAAGTACAGGGTCTTCAAGCACTTGCGCTGTCCCACGGCGGCTCCCTGACCATCAATCCACATACCGGACTCCCTGAAGCTGGGTTTCTGAGGAACATCCTCCCTGCGCTGGCTGCTGCCGCTGCGGTCTATTTTTTCCCGCCTGCTGCTGGGGCATTGGCCGGTACTGCGGGTGCTGCTGGTGCTGCTGGTGCTGCTGGTGCTGCCGGAGCCGGGGGTCTATTTGGGCTTGGAGCAGCTGGTACAGGTGCTTTGGCGGGCGGGCTTACAGGCGCTCTGACTAACAAACAAAACCCATTGCAAGGAGCTTTGATGGGTGCCCTTGGTGGCTACGGCATCGGTGGTGGTATGGGCGCGGCGATGCAGTCTGGGCTGATTGAGGGCGCTGGTGCTGCTGGTGCTGGAGGGATACCTCTGGGGCCTGATGTAAGCAGTAATTTGGCCATTCCGGCTCCTGCAGCTTCCGCCATTACATCTCCGTCGCCAGCCCCCATAAACGCATTGTTTGACGCCACAAATGAGACAGGTATAACCAACGCCTCTTTTAATCCTGACTTCACTGCTGTGAGTACACCTACGGCACCGGCTGCGCAATCACCACAAGAGTTGATGGCCCAGTATGTGCAACAAGACGCCACTGAAGGTCGGATGAAGCCACCCTCCTTCATGCAAGCCCTCGGTCAACAGTTCCCCACCACGGGTTCAAAAGTTGCAGCAGGTCTGGGCGCTCTTGGGGCTGTAGGTGCCTTTGACCAGCCTAAGTTTGATTTTGCCGCACCGCAACAACAGCCATCTAACTATCGGAAACAAGGGCCTGTTCAGCGGGAATATGACCCAAACGCTTACAACACTCCCGCTCGATTATTCTTCCCTGATCAGGGTATCCTGCGACCCAATTTCCTTGCGGCCAAAGGCGGGGAGGTGCCGTCCGTACCAGAGCTTGAAGATGGTGGTTTCGTTCTCACCAAGAAGGCGGTGGACGGTATTGGCAAGGGGGACAACGAGCGGGGTCAACGCGCTGCTGCAGCCGGTCTTGGAGCGATCCCCATAAAGGGTCCGGGAACTGGCACCAGCGATTCTATCCCGACCACGATCGACGGCAAACGCCCGGCGCTGCTGTCCAACGGCGAAGCCTACGTCCCGAGAGATCAGGTCAAACGCCGGGGTGGGGCCAAGAAGTTTTACGCCCTGATGAAGCAAGCTGAGAAGTCGGCCCGTCGGGCATGATGGTGAGTTTGGTGCCCCCGGGGCATGTGCATGAATGTTGGCCGTCCGTGCAAGAGTTTATGGACAAGGCGGCAGAGTATACGTTTGGGCGGTATCACGAAGACGATATTTATGACTTGGTGACTCAGAGGCCGGACTATAACCTCTGGGTTGCCTTTGAAGAAGGCCCGGTCTACTATGGGGCGGTCGTTACCAGCATCACGGAGTACCCCAACAAACGGGTGCTGGCTATGCAGTTTTGTGGTGGTGATGAGATAGACCGTTGGAAAGACCCCATGCTGGCGCTGTTGCGCCGCTGGGCAAAGGACACGCAGTGCGACGCCATCGAATTCACGGGGCGCAAAGGCTGGGTAAAACTATTTGCCAATGACGGCAACCAAGTTCAATGGGTAACCTGTGAGTTACCGCTAGGAGATAGCAATGGGTAAAGGCGGCGGCGGAGCACCACAACCGACTACACAGACTGTTCAGCAGTCTAATATTCCGGAATACGCACGTCCTTATTTTGAGGACATAATGACGCGGGGCACTACCGCGTCCAACGTGCAGTATCAACCTTACACAGGTGAGCGGACCGCGCCCTTTACCCCCTTACAGCAACAAGCATTTGAGGGTGTGCAAAACCTCGGGCCTTCGCCGCTAATCGGCGCAGGTGCAGGACTCACGGGATTGGCTGCAGGTCAAGCCGCACAGGCTAGTCAGTATCAACCGATGGCCCCCCAACAGACATACCAAGCGCCGCAGTATCAAGGCATGGGGATCGAGTATCTGGGCACACAGGCTCCGCAGCTGCAGCAATTTGGTATGGGGCCTGCTGAACGTGTGCGTACTGGGTCTTTTGCACAGCCCGGAACGGCGGAAGCCTACATGTCTCCCTACATGCAGAATGTGGTGGATGTGCAGCAGCGGGAAGCGCAGCGGCAGGCGGATATCGCCCGGACTCAACGTGGTGCGCAGGCTGTCGGTGCTGGTGCCTTTGGTGGCTCCCGTCAGGCAATTATGGAGGCCGAAGCTGCTCGCAATCTGGCGCTGCAAAAGGGTGACATCCAAGCGCAGGGGCTTCAGTCCGCGTTCCAGCAGGCTCAACAAGGGTATCAGACCGACGCCGCGCGTCGGCTTCAGGCTGCCCTTGCCAATCAACAAGCTGGTCTCACAACGGGGCAACAGAATCTTCAGGCGCTTCTTCAGACACAAGGTCTTGGCGCTCAGACCGGTATGCAGGCCCAGCAGCTCAACCAAGCCGCACAGCTTCAAGCACAACAGCAGGCACTGGGTCAATCGCAGGCCGCCAATCAGTTTGCCCAACAGAACGCTCAACTCGCCGCTCAATACGGGCTGGCGGGGCTTCAGGCTGGGGAGCAGTCGCGGCAGTTCGGTGCCAACCTCGGTATGCAGGGCGCAGGGATGCTCGGGCAGTTGGGTGGGCAGTTCGGTCAGCTGGGTCAACAGGCGTTTGGTCAACAGGCAGGGGCACTCCAAGCTCAACAACAGGCCGGTGCCATTCAGCAGGCGCAAACTCAGCAGCAGCGCGATCAAGCCTACGAAGAGTTTATGCGGCAGCAGCTCTATCCGCAGTCTCAGTTGCAGTTCCTCAGTTCCCTGCTCCGTGGCTCCGTTGTTGCGCCGCAACAGACGATGTATTCCTACCAAGCGCAGCCGTCCATGGTGTCGCAGATCGGTGGTCTGGGTCTCGGCGCACTAGGCATGTCCAAAGCGTTCGGTGCCAAAGAAGGCGGCGAGGTGCCGGGGTATGCAGATGGCGGTGTCACAGGAGGCAAGGATGGGTTGGCCTCAAATGTCGCCAAGCTGACCAAGTTCCTGCTGTCCAGCCAAAACCCGGAGCAGGATGTTCGCCGCATGAGCGGCACTCCGATTGAGAAATATCTGGCTTTGCAAAAGGTGCAGCAGTTGCGTGGTGCCACACAAAATCAAGCCGCCCTTGATCGTGGAGTCCCTCAAGGCACGGTAATGGACGAGATGGGCCTCGCTGGCATGGACGCTGGTGTGATGGAAGAACCCTACGCAGGTGGCGGGATTGTGGCGTTTCAGTACGGCGGTTCTAGCATGGGTGCAGAGATGGGTGAGATGATCGAGCAAGAGCCACCCCGCAAACCTACCCCCGAAGAAGTTGACGCAGCTATCGCGGCCAGACGGGCGCGGGGTGAAAATCTTGGACTGGCGCAAATACTAGATATTCAATCGGGTAAGATGGGGCTCCCAGCCGCGCTGCCCCAACCAGTACCAGCTAAACCCACACAAGCCGCTCCCAGCACACAAGCCGCTCCCGGCGCACAACCCACAATACCTCCTGCTCGCCCTTCAATCACGCCGGGTGGAGCAATAAAGTCCGATGAAAATGAACTCATGAAGTTCAACAAGATTGCGATGCTTGATCCAAAGGCTCGTGAGGATGAGTACCGGAAGGCCATGGAAGAGAAGTTCCCCAGCGAGCTGAAAGAACGCCTCGACGAGTATAAATCTCAGGCCGCACAAGCACGGGAAGAACGTGATGCAGATCGCTGGTTGGCTGTGGCTATGGGTGGATTTGCCGCCGCTGCAGGTCAGTCGCCGTACGCGCTGCAAAATTTGGCTCAAGGGTTTGGCCTCACTGCTAAAGAGATGGTCACAATCAACAAAGACTTCCGCAAGGCAGAGGACCTTCGCAACAAAGCCATACGTGAAGAACGTAAAGCTGACCGCCTTGAACGGATGGGCCTCGAAGATAAAGCCCTCGATATTCGTACGCGGGCCGAGAAATTTAATCTCGATGCAACAAAAGCTAACAACGATCTTCAAGCGCATCTTGCACAGACTAGTGCGTATCGCGATCTCAAGAAAGAAGAACAGCGGACACGCCAAATGCAAATTGGGTCGTCTGAGGCACTGCGAAAAGACCTACAGCAAGAACGGCTCGCTGCGCAAGAACGGGATAAGATACTCGGTGTGCAGGCCAAGATTGAAAAAGAACTGGAGCCGTACAACACGGAGCTGGGCAGGCTGAGGATGGCCCAAGCACAGGGTGCCACCACTATGCCGGTTAAAGGTAAAGGGGATGTGCCTATCGACACGCTTATACAAAATATGACTGCGGCCCGCCAATCTGCTAGGCAGAAGCTCGAAAAAGACTACAGAATACCTGCTGCGGGCGGGGGTGCTAAATTTCTTGGATATGAGAAGTAACAATGCCAATAGCCAGATTTCAGATGCCGGATGGCCGCATAGGCCGATTTGAAGTACCTGATGGGCTGTCTGACTCAGAAGTATCCAGTTTAATCAATCAGTCTCTGGGGGAAACCCAAACCCCAGAAATGCAACCAATCCCCAACGAGCCGGGGTTCTTCCGTGCCTTAAAGACCGGTGCTACTTCAACTGCGCAGTCGCTGTTCCCGGCTGCCAAGCTCATGGCATCTCCCGAGGACGAGGCGGCTGCGGAGCAGCTACGCCAAGTAGGTCAGACCGCACAAGACGCTTATCGCCGCACGGAGTTCAGTGAGATTGGTGAGCTGGCCAAGTCCGGAGACATCGGCGGTGCGCTGGGTGCAACATGGAGCAAGTTCAAAGAGCTGGCTGGTGAGTCCATCGGGTTTCAAGCACCCGCTGCCGCTGCAGGTCTGGCAGCGAGGGTTGGTGTAGGCGCGGCGGCTGCGGCGGCTGGTGTGGCTGCGGCTCCTGCAGCAGCTATTGGTGTGGGTGCGTATGGCTTGACACTGCTGGGTCAATATGTGGCGAGCAACCTCGGTCGGCAGGTCGAGGAGAATAAAGGCAAGCCGGTTGAACGGCTCCCCGCCACCATTGCGGGTTCTGGGCAGGCTGCGCTTGATCTGCTTGGCGCGAAGTACTTGGGGCTGGGTAAGCTGCTGGGTCTCGAGGGCAAAGCGGCGGCGGAGCAGACTGTTGAGCAGTTGGTCAAAGCCGCTCAGAAACCCACACGGGGTCAGCTGGCGAAAACAGCGGCGGTTGGCGGTGCCAAGGGTATTGGCTTTGAAGTCCCGCAGGAGGTGGCACAGTCGGTTCTGGAGCGCTGGCAGGCTGGGTTGCCAACCAATCCATTTGATGATCCCGGTGCCGCGAAAGAATACGCCGAGGCTGCAGCCGGTGCGCTGCTGCTGGGTGGTCCGCTGGGTGCCATTGGTCGCGTTGGAGAAAAACGCCGTGAGCGTGGCGAAGCCATGACTGAGCTTCAGCGCCGTGGGGAAATAGAAGTTCAGCAAGAGCAAGAAGCGCTGGGGCCTACGGCTGTGGCCCCAACAACCGGCGAGTATACCGGGATCAAGACGGCCACCGCCGAGGAAGGGCCCGGACGGGAACAATTTCAAGACGAGCTCGATGCGGAGCGCCAACGGTATGAGGAAGACCTTCGCATAACTAAAGAACGCTTTGACGCGGCTAGACCGAACAGCAAGGCATATAAAGAGCTGAAGGCAGAGCTTGAGAAACTTGGCACGGACTATCCAAAACCCGACCGCGAGATGGCCAAGCGGTTGAAGGTGTTTGAGCAGGCGCAGCCTGACGAGCAAGGACTGTTTCGCCCGGAACGAGTTGCGCCCGCATACCCTGCAGCGCCGGATGTTCCGCAACCCATTGGCAATGTGATAACCCCCGGCGCACTCACCAGTCTGAATGTCCGCGACACGCTGAAATACAAAGGTCGTCCGATGAAGGACGTCCTGCTTGGGCTTAACCTGAACCGGGCGGATGATCTCGTTATTTTTGACCGCGTTATGGAAGACGCGGGTAATCGAAATGTGAAGCTCAATTACGCGTTGGCCGGAGAATTGAGCGATCGTGCATTGTCTGCGCGACTGCAGGAACGTACCAAATTTGCTACCCCGACAGTAATCGGTGAGCAGCCGCAACTTACGGGCACCCTGACTCCAGAACAGCAGGCATTCTTTGAGCAGACAAGCGCGGCAGGTCAACAGCCCGGGCTTGAGGTTCAACGTGCTCAGGAGCGCCAGCCGCAAGAGGGCCCGTCACGGATTATTGTCCCCGAGGAACGTCAGCCGCAGGTCGGTGGGTTGCCAATACTTCGCCCGACAACCAAACCTACGCCAAAAGCCCCGTCCCCTACAGAATCATGGGCTCCAACACTGGTGACGGACCAGACACTGGATCAATTCGGCATATCGAAAGACGAGAAGAAAAAGCCGGTGGCTGAACTTCGCAAGGCATTGTTTGGTGGCCTTGACCTTAACAACCCGGTGGACGCTGCGGTAGTGCGTGATGCTCTGCGCGAATACCGGAGTCACGCGCTTACGCCTAAAGACCAGAAACAAAAGGCAGATGACGCGATACGCAGCTTGGGTCTGGCTGGGCAGCAGTCCCTCGATTTATTCCCTCGCCCCGAAAAGGAGACCCCTCGTGCTGATAGATCAGAAACTACTGGAACAGGCGTGGTGGCACCTGTATCACAACGAGCCGACCGAGGACGAGAGGTTGCTGGAGCTGGAGCTGCCCCTGTGGTTGGAGATCAAGGACGAACTGCTCAAACTACTGGTCGAGCGGAGTCACAGCAGGCTGCATTAACCGATGAGCGTTTTGATTTTATTACTAAGTCCGCCGAAAAAGATAACTTATCATGGCCCGTTAAAGACAGAGCGCGGTTTCATATGTTTAATCCAAACGGATTGGTTGCGGCCAAGCGTGCTATGGATGAACAGGTAACCCGTTTGGTCGATGAAGGTCTTGCAAAGTCTGGGGCAATTCTTGCGTATGGGTCGGGCAATGATTATAGCGTTAACGATTTTTATAAAGACAAGCGCGTAACGCGTAGGTCTTTAGCCGAAAGCTTAGAGAGAATTCAAAAGGATATCGACACCGCAAGAAAATATGTTGAAAAAACCAGAGGTAGCACCATTGAGGGTGAGTACTCCGTAGTAGAAGAGACCGCGATGTTGATGCTGGAACGCGCAGAGGAGAAGTTAAGCGCGGCTGAAACAGCACGGTTGGAGAAGCACTATGGCGCACGCAAGGATACCCCGGAGTATCAGAGCAGGCTCCGCGAAGACATCGTTTCGTTTATAAACAACGGCGCGGCGTCCATTGCTGCGGCCATACGAAGCATCATCAGAAAGTTGGCAGTTGTCGTGCTGTCTGTTGGTGTTGTGTTCAATCAGGGCAGCTTCCTGAGCGACGCAAAAGCCATTCCGATGCCGGTCCCGCAGACCAAGGCTCAAGTAATACAGATCATTGAAAAGTCGAAAGCAAATTTTGGCCAAGTCAAACCTTCGGCTACCGTTGCAACGGTTGCGGATTGGGTCATTGGTGACCGCAACAATCAAGGCAAACCATTTATCGTTGTTGATAAGCCGACGGCTATGGCCTACGCATTCGATGGCGACGGTAAGCTGGAAGCTGTAACACCAGTGCTGCTTGGTAAAAATGCCACTGCGGATGTGTTGCCGGAGTCAGCCATAAGCAAGACAGTAGAGCAGACTACCGAATCCGAGAAGGTCACGCCTGCTGGTCGCTTCGATGCGACTGTCGAGAAGAGCAGTAGCTATGGTACGTCTCTGCGGTTTATGGAGCTGCCGAATGCGAACTTGGCAATGCACCAGACTTACTTGGGCACACCCGCCGAGCGCCGCCAGCAGCGACTCGATACTCCGACGCCCGCTGACAACTACGTGTCGTATGGGTGCATAAACGTCGGTGCTGAGTTCTACAATAAGCACATCCTGAAGCCGTTCTCCGGGGGCGGTGTGATGTACATCACACCCATGACCCAGAACCTTAACGACACATTCAGGGAACTTGCCACTTACAGCCCAACTTACACGGTTGTAACTGAAACCGTCAACAACCCGCAAAGCGCATCCGATGTAGCCGCGCATTCCACGCAGGGTGCCCCTCGGGAGCGGCAGGGACGGAACCAACCCAAGGCGACCAAAGTCCGGCGTCCAGAGCCCCCGTCCGGGCTCCCGCTGGAAGAAAAACCAGTTGGACCTAAGCTAAACAATACGGCTGCGACGGCGGTTCAAGCTGGGGATTTGCGCGGTGCGTTGCGAGAAATTTCCGAGTCCGGCTCCACGCCGATGATGCGCATGGTGGCTAAGAAGCTGCTGGGCTATGTTGGTCAAACCAAGATCAAGATTGGTGATGTGCCGGGCTCAGGGCAGTACGATCCGGATACGGACACCATTACGATCAACCCAAATGCGCTGCACGAACACACTGTTCTGCATGAGATGGTTCATGCGGCGATATCCCACGTATTACGCAACCGTTTCCACCCGCTGACCCGGGAGCTAGGTAGTCTTTATCGTAAGCTACTGCCCCGAATCCAGAACACCTACGGTGCGACAAGCCTGCAGGAGTTCGCGGCAGAGGCGCAGTCCAACCCCGAGTTCCGTGCCATGCTGCACAACATTCGCGCCCCGCAAGGTGCGTTAAAAACAGCGTGGGACCACATCGTTGACGCCGTTCGCAAATTCCTACGGCTCTCTCCCCGGCAGTCGCAGACCGCGCTTGACAAAATCGACAAGGTAATCGACGACCTGCTGACAACTGCTAAGGTTGAACCGAAGACCCCGGGCGATATCCTGTTCCTCAACGCTAACGTATCTGGCTCCTCCGCTGCCTACCAGCAGCTGCTTAACAGCATGGGGCAACAGACGCGGATGCTACCGGAGTTTACGCAAGGGTGGTTTGATTCGTTGGGTAAGCTGAACCGGACACTGGTGGGTGCCATCACCAAGACGTTGGATATGAACCATCTGGCGGAGATTTACGGCGATCGGGTGCCTGCAATTCGCGGCATCATAAACCTGCTTAACGAACGCCGTGGCTACGAGAACACACAGTTTGACCGTGCAGGCAAGAACTCCCGAATGCTCAAGCGCATGTATGACAAATACAAGACGTCTCTCAAGAAAGAATGGGAGCTGTTTACTGATGTCATATTTGATTCAACACGCACGCTGTATGACCCGTCGGCACCGTCGGAGAGCGGCAACCCCGGAGCAGAGGCAGGCCCTGATATCCAAAATAAATGGAATCGTCTGCCAAAAGATTTGCAGGACGCCTACCGTGACATTAAGGACCACTACACGGCGATGTACAAGGACTACATGGCGGCGCTGGATAAAGACCTCATCGCACTGCCGGAGAACGAGCGCGCGAACATTCGCGCCGCCATCGAGAACAAGATCAAGCCTTACTTCCCGCTGATGCGGTTTGGTGACTACTGGTTAGAGTTCGAGCGCAACGGTGAGCGGTATGTCACGGCGTTTGAGACTCCCGAAGAGCGGCAGCGGGCTATCACCGCGCTCAAGCTGGACAGGAAATCTCCGGGGTTCAAGATATACAAGAAGATCGAGGAAGTGCTGTCGCGCCCGCCGTCAGATCCGATGATCCAGCGCACATTGAAGGCACTGACGGATAACGGCGTGGACAAGGAGACTAAAGACCGGGTGCACCGTGCGCTGCTGCAGCTCAACCCGCAGCAATCTGTCATCTTTAATATGCTGAAGCGGGAAGGCTACGAGGGTTTCTCTAGAGACCTTATCCGGGCTTACACGACCATGACCCCGAGGCTGATTTCGCAGACTGCTTCGCGCATGTATAACCGCAGCATCGAAGAGACCGCAGGCTACGCCCGGGTGCAGCTGGAAGAGATATCGAACGCAGCCGATGAGGGCTACGATGCACTGGCTGACGCTGTGGCAGAGGAGTTGTCAGGTAAGCAGGGGTCGCGGCTAGATGTCATCATGAACCCCAAGCCTAACAAGCTGGCGTCTACGATGAACTGGTTGACCTATGGATACTTCATGGGTGCCAACGTGTCCACGGCGCTTATCAACATGACACAGACGCCGATGGTGGCCTACCCGATAATGGCCAGCAAGTTTGGCATCACCGACACCACCAAGGCGCTGATGGACGCATACAAGTTCTACGGGTCACACGCTTTCAAGAATCCGATAGAGAAGTTCAAGACGCACGGCTATCTGTCGCCGCTGAACACACTACCAAAAGGTCATCCGCTGGCCAATCTGTACAGCGAACTACAGCGGCGCGGTCAGATCAATATCTCCATCACGCAGGAGCTGCTGGACCTGCAGGCGCAACCCACCGACAAAGTCAGTAAGACCAAGCAGCGAGTCGGTGTGGCGATGTCGTTTGCACACCAGATGACGGAGATGAGCAACCGGGAAATAACGGCGGTCGCCGCATACAATCTGGCGAAACAAGCGAAGATGTCCGAGGCTCAAGCTATCGACTATGCCATTGATGTAGTCACCAAGTCGCATGGCAGTGGCATGATGGATACGGCAGGCCCAATATTCCAGCACCCGGTTGGTCGCGTAGTGTTGATGTTCAAACGTTTCGCGCAGCTGATGGTATTCCGTGCCGCACGCACGGCGTATGTGGCAATTAAGGGGGATGCAAGTCTGTCGCCGCAGGAACAAGCCGAAGCGATGGCCATGGCCAAGAAGCAGCTGCTCGGTATCTACATCATGGCGTTTGCGTTCGCCGGAGCGCAGGGGCTCCCGCTGTATGGGTTGGTGGAGATGCTGTACAACATCTTCCAGTCGGCGTTCGGTGACGACATGGAGTACGAAGACTTCACCAACATGGTACGCGAAGCGCTGGGTGAGATGGCGTTCAAGGGCCCGGTCAACTACACAACCGGTCGGGATATCGCACAACGCACCGGCTTTGGTGACATGCTCATTCGGGACGATTCGCGCAGCATGGCAGAGCTTGGGCCCTTTATGTACTACTTCCAACAGTTCTTTGGTGGGGCGTTCCTGAGCGCAGCGAACAACCTGAATCGCGGCTTCGGCATGATCAATGACGGGTATGTGTATCGGGGTCTGGAGACAATGTCCCCTGCGGTTATCCGTAATGCAATGAAGGGCGCGAGGTTCTGGACCGAGGGTGCAACAACCATCAAGGGAGACCCCATCACCGATGACTTAGGGGTGCATGATGCGCTGTTCCAGATGAGCGGTTTCGCCCCGACCAAGCTGACTGAGATTTACGAAAAGCGCGGCTTCATGAAGGAGTATGAGACGTTCATCAAGGACAAGCGTCGGGGGCTGCTGGATCAGTATGAGATTGCCCGAGATTCCGGGGACTCGGAAGTAATGGAGGCGGTGCGGGACAAGATTAGCCGGTTTAACGCGGCCTACCCGGCAGTCAGGATCACCCAAGACACCATCAGGCAGTCAATCCGTGGGCGGGAACAGCGCGAACGCGATGCCATCTACGGCGTGCAGATCGACAAGCGACTGCGCAACCAGATTAAAGAGGCTGTAGCGGGTGGGGTAGAGTAAAAAACCCCCGGCATTGCGCCGGGGGTAAACGGAGGAGAAGCGACGGCTGGGGAGGAATCCAGCGTCAGGCGGATACTACCATGCCTTAACGGGTCCGCCAAACTCGTAACCCAGTGAGTTTCTTCTCCACGACCTCTTCCATCAACAGGTCGTAGCCATACTCGGCGGCAGCTGCCAGAAGTTGTTTACGCAGTTGCTGGGAGATGCCAAGGGGCACCGGGATGAAAAAAGACACCCCGACACGCAGTTTCTCCCACTCAATCTGAACCGGCAATCCCAGTACTTGCAGCTTTTTCTGCATGACCGACAAAATCCTCGTCGATGTTGGAGAACACGATCACCCGCTCATTAGCCGATATGTGGGTGCCTTTACCCAGCCGTTTGCGAGTAACCTCCCGGAACTTGCCCTGTCGTGTGAAATACGAAATCACGGAATCATATGACACTTGCCTGTGGGCACAGAACGACCGAAACTTGGGCAGGCTAACGCACAGCTCTTTGGTGTCCGGCTCATAGCGAATCAGCAGCTTACCTCTCGGCTCCCGAATGGGAGCGTCCAACATGGTGCCAATCGTGGGGTTACCTTTGATGATCAGCGTATCATTGACGTGGTTCGACAGGAACAAGCCCAGCACTTCATCGAGCGGCACGGTCTCATTCGCGGTCTTGGCCACGAGCTTCGTCAGGTAGTCCACCACCCACTGATACAGACGTTTCATATCGGCGGAAGTCAGGTTCATGACCCCGCACTCCATCACATAAATTCCCGCCGTAAGGATAGCGGCACAGGTGGCCGACTGATACTGCTCCCGCTGCTGTAACCCCGCTGCCGCATCCAGCTTTAACTGCACCTTGCGGAACGTGTCATGAATCGTATCGGTCTTGGGTAGCAGGTGCTGGATATACCGCTCGCCAGCAACTCCATAGTTGTCCATCATGGGTAGAAAGATATTATCCGACTCGGCCTTGCTGATCTTGATGGGCAGCATGACCTCAAACTCTAGCAGCCTACGCAGCTCACCATCCGGGTCATCTTTGAGCAGCCGCAACTTGTCAGCCAGCGCCGCGTTGCCGGTAACCACGTTGATGTTATTCCACGTAGACTTGTTGACCCGCTCCACGTTGGAGGATGACTTTAGCCGGTTCCGTGCCCTGCCGTGCATCGCATCATATACAAACGCGGAGATGTTCTCCGCTAACTCGTTGGTGATCTCGTCGGTCGTGGAGGAGATATTGTTCAGCACGCCGACTCGGTTCAATCTCGACAACGCTGTATCTCGCAGAATCAGGCAGGAGTCCTTGGGGTGGCCGAAAATGCTGTTGATCATCCAGAGCAGGGTCGTCTTACCGGTGCCGCCCTTGTCCGAGTACAGACTAATCAAACCGCCCTGTGTCTTGGTGAAGGGCATCAGGGGTGAGGCGAACCCGGACAGCAGGGTGAACAGCTGCAGCTCCATGCCGGGTTGGTTGTAGAAATTGGCGATCTTCTGCCAGCCTTCCAGCGTGCCCACCTTCTGATATTTTGTAGCGATCTCTACCGTGGTGATGGTCGGAGGGCTGTAGCGAATCTCGTCCGCCCGGATTTCCCGGTCACCTACAATGAAGCATTGGTTGTTGTCTGCCCAGCCAAACTGCACACGACCCAGCTTAGACTGACTCGATTTCTGATAGGTGTTTACCCAGTAGTTTGAATACGCCATAAGTTTGTCCAGTTGTGAACCCTGCGGGCACATGCCCACCGTTGCGATAGCATCGCGGAACCGATCCTTGGCCAGCATGTCCGACAGCGGCACGCAGAACTCCTTCACCCCATCCTGCGGGAAGTGAACTCGGAACAGCCCGGTTGCTCCGTCGTGAGGGTCTCGCACCTGCGCGACCAAATAAAAGTCATGCTGGTAGATCAAGGTATCTTCTTCATGCGTTGCACCGGTCTTCTTGTCCTCTACCTTCTCGCGGACGTAGACGCCGCCATTCTTGCCCCGGAAAAACGGGAAGGGGTAGGCCGGTATTTCATACACCACCGGTTCAGTAGACTCCGGCAGCACCACCTCAACCGTCCGATCCTCCTGCGTGGCCTCAAGCACCCGCCCCGCCCCAAGCGTAATCGGGGAGCTGATCTTCCCAAAATGCGGACAACCTTCGCACAATGTGGGATCAATCTTCTGGAACGACGCGCAGGTGTAGGGGCCCTTGGTGGCCTGTGCCTTACGCTCGGTCTCGTCCGGGTCATAGTCCGGGTGTTGCCGCGATGCAACATGAATGGCTTTGTCCCGATCATGGCAGTGCTGCGCCACCGATAAAACCGCCCGCCACAGGGGCTCCGGGATACTGGACTGGCTACCCACGGCGTGCATGATTTGGTTGCAGCCATCGCCCGCCACGCTGCGCTGGAGGATATCCTTGAAGTAGGAAGGCCGGTTGGCCAGCAAATTCTTGGTAACCTCGTCCATCGGGCGTTTGACAGCGGATGCCTCAAACTCCGACACCCCCAGCAGCTGCCGCAAATCGTCAAACGGGGTGGCTACCCCTGCCTTGAGAATCTCCACCGCCAACGGGTTGGCCTTGTCCTTGACGTTGAACGACCCCGGCACCCGCAGCACCCGCACGGCGTCAGCCGTAACAGCAGGGTCGGCTTTGAACCCCTTGATGGCGCACATCTGCTTCAGCTTCTCAGCTACCGGCTTCCACTGCAGTCGGGTGACTGCCTCCGTAAACGGCCAATACGCATGGATGCCGCGTCCTGAATCCACCACCCACGGCGTCGGTAGCCGCATGTCTTTGACGAACTCGCGTAGCGCCGCTACGGCTTCAGCTTGTGTAGCATACTTCTTACCTTCTTCATCCGCACCGCAGTCCAAGTCCACGAACAGGGACCGGATCAGCTTCATGTTGTCCGTGGTGCGGGTGCTGGCGGTATTGAACGTAGCCAACGCGTAGAAGGTGTTTTGCCCCTCTCCAACCAGTGTGGTGCAGCGGGCCTCAAGATCGGTTATCGTATCGTGAAACGTCTGAGCTACCCGCTTCCCGTCGATCGCAACCGCGACGTAGACCCCCTCGGCAGGCAGTACGGCCTGCAAAAACTCTGTTCTCGTTTGCATAGGTGACCCGTTCAAAGAAAAAAATGGGGGTGAGCGTCCCCACCCCCAGACCACCTAAATTCAGTCGTCCCACTCAGCCAACAGGGCTTTCGCGTCTTTCTTTGGTTCGGGTGCTGCGGCCTTGGTCGTGCGCTTGGTCGGCGCTTCCTCGGCAGGTGGAGCAGCCTCTTCATCGGGCTCGGCGGCCTTCTTCGCGGCGGGCTTGTCGTTGCTGCGGAACTCTTCATCGCGCTTCGCGATCTGCTTCACCCCATCCTGTTGGGACACGGTAAACGTGACCGCCTGTCTAGCAGCGGCTGACTGCCCCGCCGCCTCACACTGCGCAAACTCTGCCTCAGTCAACGCCCGGGCTGCTTTGAACGTCAGCTTCGGGGTAGCCGCGTTGGTGTCGAACCGGGCCTCGGTCACAACAGCAGTCACTGGCACGTTGAAGCCTGCCAGAAACTTCACATACGCGTTGAGCGGGAGCTTGCCGTTCTCACCATTACCGAAGATCGACGCAGCGGGCAGCGACAGCTGGAACACATCACCGTCCAGATCATTCTCCAACACCACAGCGACACGCTGGCTGAAGCGGCACGCACGGGAGTCACCCTGACCGGAACCTTTAATGTTTTGCGGGCAAGTCGCGCAAGTCTTGGACTGGGGAGCTTCGACGCTGGCGTCAGGTGTTTCTCCATTGGCTGACCAGCACACCGGTGCTGAAGCCTTCTCCGCGTCCGGATCGTAGGTGCCTTCATAATAAGTGCGACCGACCTTGGCTGCTGCGTTGACGATGATGAAGTTCATCGCCCGGTCTTCGTTCACCGCGATCTCTTTGCCACCGGACATCAACCGCCACACGCCGCCCTTGATCGAGATACGCTTGGCCAGTGAGCCACCACCCATAAGGCTTTTGGTGACAGCATCCATCTCACGATTCTTGAGGTAGGACGGGAGTTTGTTACCATCTTTGAACAGCGTCATTTCATTAGACATGCTTGCTTCTCCTTAGTTAATTACTTGCTGCGCCGAACTGAAATATCGTAAAAGCTATCCGAATTGAGACCCGGGATTTTGATGTCCGGGTTGTCCTTCAAGAATGCCTTCATGTTGCCCTGACTGATGCGGCGTTCCATCAAGTCAAGAACATCGTGCTCCTTGCAGAAAGAGTGCATGGCACCCCAATCATTTGACCAATAGCGGACTTTGATTGTGCGGGTGGCCGTGCCAAATTCTGTTTTGAGACTCTCTGCACCAACTGACTTGCAACGATCCAGCAGCTCCTGCTTGATAACATCCTGCTGTTCCTTCAATGCAGCATCCTCTTCTTCATACTTGCGGGACAGCGCTTCGCGGGCATCGCGGATTTTTACGTACACCCTGACGAGTTTATCTGCTCCGAGTTCCTCACTCATTTTGCATCTCCTCTTTGTAAAGACCAACTAGCTCCTCATGAATATCGACTTTGTTTTGCAGCATCTTGTAAATTTTGCGTTCTACTGAACTGCCTTGCAGATGAATGATAGTTACTTTGTTTTTCTGCCCTGCTCTGTGTACCCGTGCATTCGCCTGCAAATACGTTTCAACCGACATCACCGGAGACCAATACACTACTGTGTTCGCGGCGTGTAAAGTTACACCATGTGATGCAGCTTGCGGTTGAATCACTAACACACGCGGTTCAGGCGTGGTTTGAAACTTGTTGAATATATCGGTCCGCTTCCCCGGTGACACACTGCCATCAATAATATCCACGGTGTACTTGGATGCTTTTAGTTCTTGTGCGATGGCGTAAATGCTGTGCCGATAGGGGGCAAATACTAGGACTTTGTGGCTTGACTCGTCAATGACTTCTTTCAACACATTCATGCGGCCTTTGCAATCAAAGTCCACAATCTCTTTACTGTCTGCATATACTGCACCGCAACTAATCTGGAGTAATTTTGTCAACTTTGCTGCCGCGTTCACCGCACTGATTTCTTCCCCCGCCGCGACCATCAGCATTTCATTGCGCATCTGTTGGTAGAACTTCTCCTGCTGTTTAGACAACGGCACATCGCGTGTTACATATGTCATGTCCGGCAGGTCCAAGCAGTCCTCTTTAGTAAACCGAATTGCTGGCTGCAATACCTGATGTACGATCTCAGTGGCGTTGGGCTTGGGCACCCATTTGAACTGCGTGATCTTGTTCATCACCATGTCCTTAAAGGCCCCTTTGAATCTGGGCACCCCCTGCGGGTTTACCACCTTGGCCAACCCATATGCGTCCTCGGGGGATTGCGCTGCCGGTGTACCAGTCAGCATCCACACCCAGTTGTCTGGGCGAAGTATCTTGGCGAATGTCCTCCACCGGTCTGTCGATGGGTTTTTCAGGGCATTGGCTTCGTCCACAACAATGAGGTCGAAGGTGCCATCCGCGACGATGTCATCAGCAAGGATATCCAAGCCGTCGTAATTCATGATGACAAACTCAGCTTCCTGTTGCAGCAGCTCCCGGCGCTTACGAGCATTGCGATGATGGGCTACCACTACGTTACGGTGCATGGCGCACTGGAACAAATCCGCCTGCCACGCTGATTGCATAATCGACAGCGGGCACAGCACCAACGCACGGCGTACAAAGCCCAGCTTCATCAGGTAGTCCGCAGCCCAAATTACACTGGCTGTCTTACCGGTGCCCTGCTCGTTGAAACAGAACGCCCGCCGATACATAGTCAAGAAAGACGCAGTTGTGCGCTGGTGATCAAACGGCTTATACAGCCCGGGCCATTTATAGTCTTTGTTGATGGGAGACGGCACGTTCTTGATGCCCAGATTACGCAGCACCTGCGCTTCCTCCAGCCCCCACCGCACCAGCACCTCGTTGTCCCCGACAACTGCACTCTTGGGGATTACGGATGTGATGCGGCTGGGGTTCCTCACGCGTAGTTTTAGCGCTTTGTTTTCAACGATTTCCACGGCTTCTCCAAAAGCGTTTTGGAGCAAAGTGCTTGTTTGCACGTTGCTCGATGTTATGGTTCATATTCTGTCCCCGTCTTTCCGGGGTGTCAACCATATCCGTTGTGGGATCACTCACATTTTGCACAACCTATGGTTGCTGGTGTTTTTAAGCCACCGCCAGCTGGGCTTACAGCAGCGAACTACTTCTTCGGCACGTTCTTTTTGACCGTGTGGTCGCTGTTCCGGCTGAAGCTACGGTTCTTTTTGGCGTCCCTGACGCGCAGATTGGACGTCGCATTAGAGCCACCTTTGGACAGCGCGACGGCGTGATCTACGTCCTTACCATCACCTTTGCGGACACGCCCCTTCTTCTCCATCTCGGCGCGAGCAGCGTTGCGTTTAGCGCGGTTCTTGATCTGCTCCGGCTTGCCTTGATATTGATCGTACTCTTTACCATACGGTCTTGGTTTGTTCACATACGGCATCGTGGTCTCCTAACGGATTCGTTCTTTCAAGCAGTCAACAATTAGCTCCTGAAACGCCGAATTGTATCGTCCCGATCGCAGCAGGGAGTTCATTATAATATTATCCATATCGATTACACGGTCGTGCAACGCAGCGATCACACGCTCGTTAATCTTGCCCTCCAGCAACAGTGCTGCGTTTGTAGCGTCTTTCTCTTCCTGTGTCATGCGTTCTCCTATCGTTTTCCGTTGTGCGGGCAGGTCATCACCGGACACCAAGCCTTGCAAGTGAAGTTCTGCTTCGCGTTCCATACGTTTTTTTCATAAGCGGTCTCCATCCGGTTGGTCTCGGGGAGCCACTTTTTCCACAGCTCCATCTCTTTCTCCCGCTCGTACTTGGCCTTGATGAAGTTGGTATGCACCACGAACAACAGGCCAGCCTTCACCACCTTTACCTGCGGGAACTTCTTGAACACAGCCAGCGACAGTATCTCCAGCTGCTTGGTGTCGGCGTATTTATCTTTGCCGGTCTTGTAGTCCAGCACGCGTGCTTCCTCGCCATTGATCACCAGCAAGTCAGCGATACCCCGCCACCATACATCGTCTGCGAAGAACTCACAGGGCTCCAAGTCACGCGTCAGGCCCAACTTGTACTCGCAGTATTTCTCACCCGGTAGCGCCTTCAACTGCTCAAGACTCTCCCGCATGAATTCAAACCCCGGCGGCAGGTCCACGCCGTCCCGAATGTACTCCTCAGCAGCTTTGTGTAGCTCCAACCCATACCGCATCTGCTCAGACTGGGGCTCGACAATGTCTTTGAGAACCCGCAAATGATGATATTTCTTAGGGCACTGCTGGAACAAAGACAAACTGCTGTAGGACCATTTCATAAAAGACTCTCGTAGTTGTGGGTGCCTGTGATATTAGCACTCCGCAAGAGTCTGGCCAAACCCACCCTCAGCGGCAAGTGGCAGGTCCGGGGCCCATGGCGGCGGCACACACAGGTCCTTTATCAACTGTTCCTGCACAGCCTCAGCCATCAATGTGGGGGCAATCATGTAGTCTGCGTCATGGATAGTTAAAGCCGTTCGGATGTGGGGCATTGACTTCTGCGCCCGGAGCATCCCATCCCCGATCACGCAGCGAGCCAGCGCCTGAATAGAGCCCTGAAACACCTTGGCTCCATAGATGTGTTCCCAGCCAAACCGGGTCTTGTATTTCCACCCCCCTGCCGATGCCAGTTGCAGCTCCGGGAATTGCATAAACAACCCACACGGCAGGAGCAGACCCTGCTGACCGTGAACTTGAATGGGCCCGAAGTCCGTATACCGGTCGTCCCGAATGGCCCGCAGCACCGCCTCGCCCCTGTCCCACGCCTGCACCACGCCATGATATTGACTACGATACAGCGCCACGATCCGCGTAGCTTCAGCCTCCCCGATGTCCGTGCGAGACCCAGTCTTAATAGCCATCCGCAGCTTGGCTGCACCGACACCGTAAATCAAACTTAGCTGGGATGTTTTACCGATGAAGCGTTGATCCTTGTTCACATCGTTATAGGGCACCCCGAACACCAGCGAGGCAAAGTCTTTGTAGAGGTCCAGCCCGTTGCGCAGCTGGTCGAGCTTGTCGAGCATTCCCCCGAACCACAGGCCAACCCGCAGCTCGATGTTGGACAGGTCTACGCCAACCACTGAGTGCCCCGCCGGGGCCCGGATTGCCTCCTTGATGACCGATGTGCGCGGCAGATTCTGCATGTTGATGCCCCCACCCTCACCCGACCAGCGCTTGGTCTTGGCCCCGCAATACTTCAGTGGCACCGGCAGCTTGCCCCGCTTGGCGATCTCCACCAGCCTCTCAGTGCGGGTCTCCTCGATCGTAGACTTGACCCCCAACCGCGCCGCCACCAACGTCTGCACCCGCAGGTCGGGGTGCTCCAACAGGGCCTTGAACTCCTCGTCGGTCTTGGCAAAGGCGAAGGTTTGCTTGCCAGTTGCAGGGCTCACTTTCATTGGTGGCTCAACACCACACGCCTCCAACAGCTCTGCAAACTGCTGGTTGGACATCAGCGCCTTGCGGTCGAGCCCCACCGAGTCCAGCAGCTTCTGCTTCTTCTCACGTAGCTTGGCCAGATGGTTCTCCAGCAGGGGCAGGTCAAGCTCAAACACGGGCTCCGTGAACATCCGCAGCGTCATGTCAATGAGCTTCAACTCGGCCTTGGGGAACTCATTCGCCAGCATGGTCTGGAACAACAGGTAGCACAGATTGACGTCGTTGATGCAATACTCGGCATAGCGTGCCAGCTCGTCAGGGGTGAAGTCTGCTCGGCGCTTGCCAAGCGCGTTGACCACCTCATTGCCCTTCTTGCCCAGACCATATCGCTCGGACAACGCAGCCAACGACACACTACCCGCGCCGCTCCCCACCGCGTTACCCATCGACATCGTATCCGCCAACACCTTGGGGTGAATACCGAATTGCCAGCTCAGTATGGCCGCGTCAAAGGCGCAGTTGTGCGCTAACAGCATCGCATTACCCCAATCAAACTGCCCCAACCACGCAGCAGTCTCCTCATGGGTGCCACTGAACCACTGCGTTTCGTTGTCGTTGACCTTAACTGCGACCCCGATGACCTCGAATTGATCGTCCCGGATGTAGGCTTCGGTGCTTATCTTTGACAGGCTGTATGCTTTGTCATAGTAGGTCTCGAAGTCTAGCGTTATCAGATCAATACTCATAGTCATACCCCCCGTCCATGCTGTCCCGCATATCCTCCAACCGGCGTCTGGCGCTGGCGTTTTTGGTGACTTGCTCTCGGGTGTTTTTTGCCATTGGCGTCGCTGCTGTGGCCCGCGTCTTGCGCTTTTTTGTTGGTGCCTTAGTCCGGGCTCTGTTCACGACAATCTCCATGGTGGAGAACCGCTTGCCGCACACAACGCACTCCCGCCGCCTGTATTCCCCACGCCGATCCAACACTTGCGTCGGCTCCCCGCAGCTGCATTTCATTTCTTCTTACCCTTCACCAAGCGTACGGGCTCAATCTTTTCGACTTCCATTCGGTACAACCTAACCGTCTCTGCGACATCAGTGTGTGCAGCGTTTGTCGGCACGAACTTGCAGCCGGGGTCAATGATGTACTTCTTGCGGCTACGCAGATACACAATGGCTTCGTCTCGCTTGTCCTGTCTCATAGCGGTGCCTCCTCAATGTCATTTAGATTTGCTGTACTTACGCGCTTTACGAGCTTTGGACATTTTGGTTTTGACTTTGGGGCTGCTCCAATACTTGCTGCGCTTGGTGTATTTGCGTTTTGTTTTGAGCTCGTCGAGGGAGCCCCAGTTTTCAAGCAGTTTAAGGAGGTCTCGGTCTTCGCGCTTGGGTTCTGGAGCGTTGGTGAATGTCCACTTGATAGGCTTGTGGGGAAGGGCCAGCTGCTCGGTAGATTTTGGGGGTTCGACCTTGTAAGGTGCCTCATTACTACGCTCCTCTTTTGCTTTATCAGACATTTTAACCAGCGTGTACAAAACCCAAACAGCAACGGCGAAAGCAACAGCGACAGCAATGATTTTAATAATTTCCATGGTTATCTCCAAATATACTCTTTAGGGTTAGTTACTTCTGTCTTATTACCACACACATCACACTTGGCGTTAGTCCACTTCGACTTCAACCAGCGATCAATCTTGCCACCCAACTTACCAGCACATGAAATACAGATAACCTCGTACTCCAGAGGCGGCTTCACCTCACGCGCTTCTTTCTCGAAAAACGACTTCATGAACATCTTCATTTTCTATTTCCTTTTTTCTTTGGGCTTTTCGCTATTCGCGAATCAAGAATATCAAATATGTCGCTCATAACTCACTCTCTGTAAAATTTGAGCACGCGTTCTATAGCATCTATCGTCGCCTTTATTTCTGCGACATCTTCTTTTTTGTTGGTGCTAAATACAGCACACCGCCTTCCGTCTTTATGCTTCTGAAGGTCTGAACGCAGCAACTCCATTACGGAAACCAGCTCTTGTTGAACAATGCTAGATGCTGTGTCGTTGTCTATTTCTATTTTCATTTCCACCTCCAACACTTAATCACCCCGCCCTCGACGACATACACAGTCATCTCTCCCTCGGTCTGAGGCATCGGGCATACAGACAGCGCTACCTTTTGCGCTGCTGGCTCAACTTCATTGACCCGATACCCAACAGCCGCTGCAGCCGCGCCAACAAACAATCCCGCCACTGCTACTATCGCCATGCGCTTGACCATTACTGGCCCGTCGATGAAGTAGGGTTTCATGCGGCGGCCCTCCTTTTCTCAACATGATTTTGTTCGTTCTGGATACTAACTTCCAACTGTTGAATTAGGCCGACAATATTTGAGTCCAATAAATACAGCTTCCGACTCCAGCGCTCTATTGTCAACCGGATGTCCCCCAACAATTGCGCTTTCAATTGCTCGTCATCTAAAACCGCTGCTGTCATACGATAGCCACCACCTGATACTTGGTCACTTTGTAACGACACAAATGCGCGGATTGACACATCAGGAGCGGTAGTAATTTGAACGCGACACTTTTGTATAAGGCCACGCGCCTGTTCCCGGCGATACTGTCGTGCCGCTTCTGTATCGTCCCATTCAAAGTGCTTATGCAATACACAACGCTTGTCTTTCGCTGCCTCTAAAACATCGTCTACAAGCAGCAGCCCCCCGTTTTTTGCCGCCATACGCTCTAAAAATTTACGTTCTTCATTCATTATCTTCTCCTTTGTAAATGCCTGCCGTGAGTTACCGTACCGAGCCATACCGCGCCCTACCGCGCCCAACCACTACATGCCAAACCTGCCGTGACGTACCCAACCGGACCAGACCGAGCCGCGCCAATCCCATCCTGCCGTGACTCACCGAACCGCGCCCAGCCTAGCCTCGCTAGACCATACCTGCCGTGCCGGAACATAACTCAACAAACCAAACCACGCCCGGCCCAGCCCAACCTGCCGTGACTTACCAAACCTGACTCAGCCTTGCCCATCCGGACCTGCCATACCTTGACAAACCGTAGCTCAACAGACCAGACCGCACGTTGCCTTGCCCCACCTTACCTGCTATGCCGTGACAAACCGTAACTCGACGCACCAAGCTATACCACGCCGCGCCTGACCTGCCGTGGCGCACCTTGCCTGACCAGTTCAAGCCTCGCCTCTCCAAACCTCACCTGCCGTGACTTACCCAACCGGGCCGGACCAAGCCTCGCCACTCCGGACCCCACCTGCCGTGACGTACCCAACCGGGCCGGATCAGACCGGGCCTCTCCGGGCCTGCCGTATTACTCAATACCAAACTGCTTTTTGATGTGCTCCCTCCTTTCGTCATCTACAATTTCAAACGTACCAAAACCCATCCCTGCAGATGCTTTGCTATCCGGACGCCCCGCACCAATACCAACCTGCGCTCCGACCCTTGAGATCAGATTAAATATGTCTTGAGTGCTGAATTGGTCTTGGTCGTATTTGACGCGCAACTTCGCAGCCCACTTTTTATACATGGGGCGCACGCGCACATCGACAACTCCGGTAGCATTACGCGTATGCGCTGAGTATTGATTGCTTGCTCCGTAAATACGAATCAACGGTAGTGAGTCAACCGCGTCCCACCCATCTGCCTCAATGAAGCAAGACAGCTTAGCCAGTGTCATTTTGAACCCGACCAAGCGGCACGCACTGATCATCCCCGCACGAAACGCAGCGGCGTTCATACCCTCCCAACCTTCATCAGAACGATACCGCGCTTCCTCTGTCTCCCTCTCATAGTCTCGGGCAGTGCGAGTTTTCTTGCTACCCGCGCTTTTGCCTTCCTGCATCTTGGCCATAAGTTCGGCCTTCTTGCTGAACCGTTCGATAACCAACGGTGCTGTGCCATTGAGAACTAATTCCACCGTGGCAAAACGCGGCGGGGTGATAACAACCGTTGACTCTTTAATATGTTTTTCTGTTACTGCGTTCATTTTACTTCTCCTTTTAGTTTTCCAGCTTGTCGTAACTCACGGTGCAGCATCGAATACACCTGCGCTACTTCTGGACGGAGACCGGTGCGCAGCCCCCTGTCCTGCACGAAGTGTTCACTCCACTCTGCCGTCGGTATGCCAAAGTAGGCGTATAGCTGTTGCACATATTTTGGAATCTCTAATGCTCCCATACGATTCTCCTTAAAGTTAGAAAGTGCGCGGTGCCTGAATTACCTCCATTGATGAGCTGCCCCGAGGTCTGTCATTCAAGCTGGTTACCGCAGCCGCGCCTACGGTTGGAGCCGGGGCTGGTATTTGGTTTCAAAACTAATCAAAAAATTTTGCTAGTGCCTCCAGACAGTGCTCGTTCACAACAAGAGCACTACCACCAGCGTCTATGATGCGCATTAACTCACGTTGTTGTAGTGCAGTGGGCGTGTTATCACCAGCCTTGCACTCTATGGCTACGAATTGCCCCTTCCAGCACGCCAAGATGTCAGGTATTCCAGACCGGCCATACCCAGAGGCGACAGGAAAGCAATACCACGCCCCCGCTGCCTTCAGTATCTCGACTACTTTCTTCTTGACCTTGGACTCTGGGGTGGTGGCCATTACGTTGCCTTTTGTTTTTTGGGCCTACCAAGTTTGGCGTGCGCAACATTGAGCGGCTTCGTGGTCAGCGGATACGGCTCTTCTGTCGGGGAACGGAGTCGGGTAATCGGATTGCCCTTCATGAATGCCTTGATTGCGGACTGAGAGAGCAAAAAATTCGCCCTAAATAACTGATTTAAATGGACGTTGCGGTTCGCCAAAAACAAATTACGAAGTGCCACCGCCGCCGATTCACTAGCGTCTTGCATCATGCCAGTCGATACAACTTGGCAGAACCGTGCCAGCCTTTCCTTGTCGTCTGTGTGGTACCACGCCCTAGCAACCGCCGCCAAAATGCACTGGTTACGCAAACCCTTACCGCGAGGACCATGCGAGCACACCCACTTCAAAGCGTCTTTATGTTTATCAACAATAGCCAACAAAGAAGAATTGGACATTGCCGCGCTCGTGCGGTTACCAGACTCCAGTGCTCGTGCAGCTGCAGTCATTTCGTTGGTGATGTCCATGTTCAGCCCGCTTATACGAGCGTTGTCCACTAGGTTGCGACCGCCACCCGTGTCGATGTTGAGGCCCGCCTCTCTTGTCAGTCCATGCAGTACAAAAAACCGTTGCGGGGTATCAGACTCAATGATCGCCCACAATCGGTGCTGCCCATCTGCAATGTCACCGTTCTCGTAAAACACAATGGGCACAATGCACTCTGTCCACTTACCCGCTCGCATATCGGAAGCGTATTTTTCTACCCAACCATCCCTAAGTTTTCGGTTGCTAGTATTTCTGTTTAGCCACGTATGGGCTTTGGTTGGAGTTATGGTCTCCAAAACAGGGGGATTTAATCTATAGCTTGGAACTTTTACAGTGGTTGCTTGTTTCATGACTTCTCCTTAGTTATTTAGTTAATTTACGCACTTCTTCCTTCCTTGATACCCTTCTCATACAACGCGTCGAGCTTCCACATAACCTGCCGCTTCAGCCCTTTGGCACGCAGGAACATTATTCCGTCCCCGCGCACCGTAACGATCAACTCCCGCGCACCAGCATCCTGCACAGCAATCGCTAGTTCACGGACGATCTCTTTACCACCACTTAACTTTGTTGCCATGTTTTCCTCACCAGTCAAATTTACCCAGTATGTCCTGCACCCGCGCCTTGACGTCATTGCGCACACCTTCGCTTGTGCGGAGGTCCTTGATCGTAACCCCGGACAGGGCTTCTTCAAGATGCTTGCGTGCTGCTTCTAACGTCGGGTCATTCATTACATTCAAGCGAGTGAGTAAACTGCACAGCTCAACACCATTCTCCAGATGAGATTCGTGAAGCTGCCCCGCCTTGGTCTTATCGCCGCTTGCGGATGATTCAATCGCTTTCTGCTTCTTCTCCAACCTGTCAACCAAAGTCGTCAGGTATTCATGTAGTCTACTCCAAAGTTCTTTTGCTGTGGCTTCTTCTTTCTCACGATACAACTTTTCATAGCTTTCGCGCAACTCCTGCTGCGTCGCAGCATCCGAATCAACCCGAAAGTCGCCAGACAAAGGCACCGGATGGAAAGCCGTGCGAACGCTGAACTTATGTTTAATCTTATCCTCGCTGGGATAGTCGTCACGGTTAAACAATGTGCCGATTTGGAATGCCGCAGCCGAGATGAGATTTGGGTAATACGTCAGAAAATCTTGCACCGCCGCATTGAACTCATTCTCCATTGTGGAAAGCTCTTGCTTATAGTGAAAGAAGTTTGCCATTGGCAGCAGCCGGGTGCCGGTATCTGACCACGGGAGGGTCTCGCGCAGATGCCAGTTCCGGATTTTCCCAGCGATTGAATTGACCCGCTCCAGTTTGTCCGTGCCAGCGAACAGGTTTTTGTGATAGTTACCGGCTTTTGTGCGGGTGTTCTTGGCCGCGTCCACCTCGCCGCTGACCTTGCGATCCATCTTACGACCCGTCCATACAGAGATGTTCAGGTCAACCAATACGCCGTTGTTAGTAATGCTCATTGCCGTTCTCCTTTGTCGTTAAAGTCATACTCATTACATTCAATAGATTCAACAATCGCTTCTTCACTTACTTGGTGCTCATACTCCGCCTCCAACTGCCGATAAATCGTCCGCATCAAATACCTGCACGCCTCCTTAAAGTCCTCCTCAAAGCACGGCACGGTCTCGCTGTCCGTCTCCGGTATGTCCAAGTCGTAGTGGATACTGTTCTCATGACTGTAGAGCCCGCGATGGTTTAGTCGAACGTAGTGTGGTTGTATCGCGCCCATATCCCGAAACAACTTCAACTTGTAAAAGAACTCACCGTAATCTGCGGCCTTCTCCTGCCCTACAAGCTCGACCAACTTGTCATAGCGCACATGCTTTTCACGCCACGACCCCACAAAGCACGCGCCGTCACCCTGTGAACCGAAGCCAGACCAGAAGATGTCGGTCTCATAAAACCCGAGGCAGTCCAGTATGTCCTTCCAATCCTCGATGATCCACTCGGCGCACCAGCCATCGGAGTGAACACAGTCCACCATCCACGCTCGTGCCTTCTCTTTGGCGCTGTCACCCAGCTCGTGGTATTTCATTTGTTGTCCTCCTTCAGCGACGCCGTCGTCATCTTGGCCAGCGCATACCGCTCGGTGCTCAGGTGATGAATCGACAGGTCAATGTGCTCAAACACCTCGATGCTGGACTTGGTCTCCTGTATATACTTGCCATACAGCTTGTAGGCGCTACCCCCCGCAATGAGTTTTATGAACGCCATCGCCGCCTCCACCGGGACTACGAGCTCCATGTAGTCCACCTTGAGAATCACCAGCTTGGCCGCTTCTTTGTCGTTGCTCTTGTCGTTGCTCCTGTCGTTGCTCATATCAGCTCCTGTTGTTGGTTAAATGTGAATCGTCTTGCCCACCGGGGCGATGACCTTGCTGCCACCACAGATGACGAACAGCACCGGACATGGCCACGCCCCACCCCAGTCGCCGCCCACAACCCCGTCGGTCAGAATGATGGCGCACTCAGGTTTGATGTTTTGTGCGCTCATATAGGCTGTGATGCAGCTGGGTGCGGTGCCGCCACCACCGGCGGGCTTGGTCTTGGTCTCCAACCCATCCAGCTCATGCACCCCATACTTCTCGTGAGCGGCGACCCGTGTGTCCCAATACACCAAGTCCAACACCTCGGGGTTCACCTGCTTGGCCACGCCTACGACCTCGGACATGAACTCCTGCAGCTCACGCCCACCGATTGAACCTGACGTGTCAACGCCGACCAACACCCGACCAATCGCCTCACTGATGCACCCCGGCAGATACATGCCGCTGGACACGAACCGACGGTTGACCTTACGCCATGTGGACATATCCCGACCGGCACAGGTGCTGGTGACGAACTCGCGCAGGGCTTCCCGCCAGTTGACCTTGGGCTCCAGCAGTTCAGCGAATGTGCGGTCACCCCCGCTACCCCGTTTGGCTGCGAGGATGGCACCCTGACGCAGGGCTTGGTCAATCTGCTGGGCAATCTTTTCACGCTGGTCTGAGGTCAGCTGCTCCTCACCATCCCAGTCATGCTCGTCGAACCCGGGCTGGCCACCACCCCCTCGCTTCTCCTGCTCTTCCTTCAGCAGCCGGTAGACATGCCCTGCGTCCATGCCCTTGAACCTCGGGTCACACGGGCCGGGGTGTTTCTCAGGCATCTTGATGAACCCCTCGCCATTGTCGATGTGGGTCAGCTTGAGGTTAATGACGTGGTCACACGCCTCGTTGGCCAGCTGGGGGTCTTCCTTGTAGATATGCCGCCACGTCGTCATATGCCGGAACGCTTTGTGGTAATTCTCGTGCAGCACCAAGAACCGCAGCTCGGCCTCGTCCAAGTCCTCGATGAACTTGCGGCCATACTTCACCGTGAACCCGTCCGTGCAAGCTGTGGGTGTGTGCTCGTCCACCATCGTCCGGCCAAACATCACCACACCGCCGATCGCGCAATGCTTGATGTGGTTGACGATGTGAAGATGTGCGCGGGATAACCGTTGCTCTGCTGTGAGTTTCATAGCTTCTCCTTGGTTAAATTACTTGGCGTCGAACAGCCAGTGGTTCTCGGTAGCCCATGTCGTGAAGCTGCGGTTGGCCAATGCTGCGGTGCGGGCTTGAGACTTGACTGCGTTGAGACAGAACACCGCTTGGAACTCCTTGGCCATGCGCTTGCAATACACCATCCACGCATCGAACGAGCCCTTGTCCACCCGTGCCAGCGCCGAATAGACCGTAATGAATGACGCCGCAGCATCACCATCAGCGGGCAGCTTGGCAGTATCGGGGTGCTTCACAATCTCAGCCCACGTCGGCAGCTTGTCCGCCAGTGCAGCATAGGCCATCATGTCACGCGCAGCAGCCTCACCCACACAGCCCGCCACACCGGCGATAGTCGCTGTCGTGCCCAACACACCACGATGCTTGATGATGTGGCTGGCCTTGGTCAGCGAACGCGGGGTGCAGAACGCAGTCATCGGCTTGTTGGGGTGGAAGATATACGGGTTCTCATCTTGGCCACCATCGTCGAACGACGCCAACGCTTGCGGGTTCTGGTTGACCCACGCAATGACCTCAGCCTCAACGCCGTTGTCCACCGCCCACGCACACCACTGCTCGGCATCCGGGGACTTGACCGTCACGAACGACAGACGATTGCGTGCATGGGGCTGGATGTTGTCACCCAGACCCTCACCTGTCTTGTTGGTCGTGCCGAACACGATACTGCCAGCGGGCAACGCGTCCTCACCCATCTTGCGCTCCAGCATGAGGCGCAGGGCAGTGTTCTGAACCGGACGCATGGCCTTGCCGAACTCGTCCAGCATGAGAATCACCGGCTTCTTGTTGTGCAGCTTCAGCTCGCTGTTGGGTGCGAAGTGCGTTACCTTGATGCCGTTGCGCTCCTCGACATACGGCACACCCGACAGGTCAGCGATGTCCTTGGTGGTCATGTCCATATACACGGCGTCATGCGTGCCGTTGAACTGCTCAGCCAATGCCCACAGCAGCGACGATTTGCCGATGCCCATGCCACCCTGCAGCATGATAGTAACGTCCGCACCGCACGTAGCGATGAGGTTCTTGGCTTCTTCGAGCGTAACTGCGGTCGTGTTGCTAATTGCTTGCGACATTTTGCTTCTCCTTTAAGATGTGTGACATGTCACACGGTTTGTATTGTTTTAAAAACAGTTAGCTAAACGCAATTGAACGTGCTACATACAACAGGTAGTCGTGGTCGCCACTGCGCTCCTCGACGATGTCATCGGTCTCTTCACCGATGCGGACGAACTCGTAGCAGAAGTATTTGTTGAGACCGCTGCCACCATCAAGCTCGTCGTTGTCGATGTAGTCTGCGTGATACTTTTTGACAACCTCGTCGAACTGCCGGACATTTGGATACGAGTCATACCACTTCACCTCTTCGCACTGAAAAGTGTAGCCGTATCCGTGCGTCTTGTTCAACGAACTGAAGCAATCACCGAAGTCATCACGGTGCCACTTGGTTTCTTTCAACTGCGCATACCACAGGTCGAGCAGTGCCTTGGCCTTGGGGTAGTCCGGCTCGTTTGCATGGGTAACGTAGAACACCGCTGCCACATCGCTTCTGTATCCCATCATGGTCTCCTTTAAATTCTGAACATCAGCTGCCCTGCAATCTGCAAGGACTCGACGCCAGTTTTTGACTGCATGAACTTCTGATACTTCTGCCACACATTGGCCACCGCCTCCTGTCGTGTCACACCGAATCCTGAGAACATGTATTGATGCTCAGTGGGAACCTTGGTGTTGTTGAAGTCAGCGGGGAACCGTATGTCTGCTCTGAACTCAGGACTTGATGGCAAGCTGATATCGTTCACCTCCAAGCCAGCACCGTCCAAGCGCAGCAGCGCCTCCATCTCGTCTTCTCTCATAGGCATTTGACTCCTCTCTTGGGTGAATTGGCGGGGACATACTCGCGGTCATACAACGCCTCGGGTGTGGTCAGCCCCGCCTTCATACATACCCGATACAGATAATCGTTCGGCAAATCACCCCGCACGCTCTCGCCAAAATTAGCCAGCGTGTCCATCGGTAGCTCGCCGTTCGCGCCGTTGCGCGTCAGCAGGTTAGCCAACAGGTCTTTGGCTCTGAGAGGTGGGTATGGGTAGGGTTGTGGTGTGTCGTATGCGCCCAGCGCCTTCATACTCTTGAGGTATGTCTTGATCTGGGACACAACGGGTAGCTTGCGTAGTCGTGCGGTCTCCTTGCGGTTATACCGTTCGATGTAACACTCGGGCGGGTTGGTGCATACCCAGTGCTGGTCGCGATACTCAAACCACAGCCCGTTCTGCATATCTGCCATCCGGATGTCGTTGACCCTGATTGTGTTGTCCTGCAGATGGCCTGTCATGGGTGATACCGCATGGATAAAAGCTGCCGTTGACATCGACGCCCAACCACCGGCTCGGGTTTGGATGCGTCCGTCCTGATACCACCGCACGCACTCCGTGCTGTATAGCTTGGCCGCGTAGTAATGCCCGTGCTCGTTGCTACCCTCGGTGATCATCATGTGCTTCTTGTAACGCGCGCCCAGAGGGCGTAGGTTGTCACTCCCCCGTATCGGTTTGATGCTGTCGTAGTGAATCTTGGCTTCGTCGTAGCTTTTGACCATGGGTATGTGGTCTGTTGTGCTTATCCCAAACATGATGGCTCCTTGTGTTGTGTTACTGTTTATCGGGGTTGCTACCTTGGTTGTTTCTGGTTTGTCTCCCGCAGAGTCTTGTGGGCTGAGGCAGGGGTAACGAACTGATACGCCCCCTTGCCATACTCCTGCACCACACACCACGAGACACGAGCAGCACGCGCCGACGCCTCGCCACATGCCAAACAGGCGCGGTATCCCAACGCCCAACGGCGGGGTTCTACATCATCCCCGCACCAACAACAAAAACAATTCGACTCATGTGACATCTCACACCTCCAAAGAAAACAACACCGCAAAAAACAGCCACGACAACAGCACAGCTATCAGGGCTGCACCAAGAAATTGAAGCACCCTAAACATCATTCTTCTCCTTCCTCATGCCAGTCGGGGCGGGTCAGCGCCATGCTGGCGAAAATAATTGGGCGGGTCTCGGGGTTGCGCCACGCAGCCATAATGGCTTTGGCTTCTGCTTCCTCGAAGAACTCCCCCTCGAACTCCACATTCAATCCGTCCTCGGTGTGGGTCATGAGCTCAACCCGCCACGCATCGGGCACTCCCTCGGCGGGTGGTAGGTGAGTGATGCGGGTGCGGTATATGGTAGTCATACTGTCTCCCGTTTATTAATTTCCCGTTTCTTAATTACGGCGTATATCTTGGTGGCCAGCGTGGTGTAGGTCTCGTGCTCTTCCTCGCCCTCGTCGTAGTAGTCGGCGTAGTCTTCAGCCAGCCGCAGCAGGTTCCACAGGTCGTCCGTCGTCAGGTCGTTCATGCTTCCTCCTTATAGAACTTCGTGAAAAAGATGCGAGCGTAAAGCCGGTCGGCGCTCTCTTGGGGGAACGCATTGCGTGCCCTGATCTCAGCAGCCAGCTTGGTGCTGAAGTATTCCCCCGTCACGCCGTGGATGTGCCACAGCTGCACCTGCTCTAGTCCTTCCATCATTTATCTCCTTTTACTCATACGGGGTGAACAACTCAACCTTCACCCACTCGAACCGGAACCCCTCCGGCAAGGTCTTGCAACCCTCGGGCAAGCGCCCGCCCTGCAACTGGGCGACATACAGCACATCGCCCGCCTCCAGCGTCACCGACTCGCGGTTGAACTCCACGCCCAACACTGCGGCGGTGTCGGCGTGTCCTACGATTGACTTCGCTGGCTTTCTGCGTGCCTCCGCCTCACTGGACGGTGCAAACCGGACTTTCCCCAACAGGTTCTGGGGGATCATCCCCAGAGAGAGGGCGTTGCTGATGTAGGTCTTGCACACCTCTTTTCGGGCGATATCAAAAAGGGTGCGGTTCCCCAGCAGCTCGCATACATCTGGCGAGTCCACCTCCTGCAAGGAGGCCTCCACCTCAACCCACGACGGGGCGTCGGTCTCTGCCCAGTCAATGAATGACTTCAAGGTCTCCCATGCCCGCTGCATGGGCTGGTCGAGCGGGCGGGGTGTCCCCGCCGCGTCATTGGCGGCGAAAAATTGACGGGTTACTGCGGCGAGAAACTGCTGGGTGCGTGCGTCCATGGTGGGTCTCCTTGGTTGGTGCTGCGGTTGGTGTTGCGGGTTTTTGGTTTACATGTGCTGCATAGAGGGGTCGAAAGGTTGAGGGGTTGCGGTGTTTAGTTGTGCCGTATCTTTTGTGGGTTCTCTCAATCACTCTAGGCAGCACACGCAGCAGATGCACGCCGTCCACACGGACGGACACAGAACAGAGGAAGAAAGATTTGAGGGGCTGCTGGTAGTGCTTGGTTTGGTCTTTCTTGGTGTTCGGCTTGGCTTCTGCTGGTGTGTTGTTGATTTGTTCATTTTGATTTGTAACGCGCCGCTTCTGGATTGACTCTATGCCGGTTGTCTCCGGTTCGGTGCCAGTATGCAATATGCGGTTCAGCTGCGCGGGGTAAGCGGAGTTCGGAATTGGGTTAGGGGTGGTCGTCGCGGCTGTCATCAAAAACAAACTAATTCCCGACATGCGCTCGCACTCCATACCTTGCCCTACTAAATACCTACCAGACATACAAAACATCTTTTACACAATGAAGCCCGATGCCCGCTTGTGTCGGACGGGATACCGTGGAATATTTGGCACCAAGAATGATGCTAGTGGGAATGAGTGTCTACCGTTGCGGGGAGGCTTGTTGTTACGCCTTTTGTTTTCACCGTCTTACAAGTCCAGTCCCATCCCCTTTGTTGTCATTGCTTCAGGGTGTGTGCAGGATTGCCCGAATGGGCGTAGCGGTGCTGATGTAGGGTCTAGCCTGCGATGGCTTGTATGTCTACCTGCGGGCTGTGCTGCACCCGCAGGACTTTTCCTGATTGTAAAAGAGCAGTGCCGTGGGTCGCCGATGCTGCTTGGCTCTTCCTCGACTGTATGGCTATATTATACAAGATGATGGGGTCTAAGTCAAGTAATGTGGGATGTTTTGTATGTTGTTTTGGGCTGCTGGCGGATTGGTGGCGGATTGGTGGCGGATTGGTGGCGGATTGGTGGCGGATTGGTGGCGGATTGGTGGCGGATTGGTGGCGGATTGGTGGCGGATTGTCTTGGGGTTCGCAGTCAGGTGCGCCGCCGCCTACAAGAAACTATCACCGGCTTAGATTTATTTTTACCCGATGTTAGTGTGTGCTCATTTATGTTCCATCGTAAAATCAATGAGTTAGCTTGGGGGCGGTTTTGGGGGGTTTTGGCGGAGTTAGGTAAGTGCTTGATTGTGCATGGAACATTGAAAATAAGAGAGTCCAAATGGTGTCCGTGTTCCAAATGTTCCAGCGTGTTCCAAGGGGTTGGAACACGTTATGTTAAATGAATTTGGTTGGTGAGCACTTACCCCTTGAGTTGCAAGTGTTTGTTTTTATTATATTATTATTATTAGATTAGAAATATTTAATAGTAGAGAAGAGAAGGGTATTAGAATGTTCCAACGAATCGAAAAATGAATGCCGCGCCAAAATTTTTTCTGAATGCTGCGGGGATTGCAGCTGCGGTTTGGGGTTCGGCGGCGCCTTTTTTATTTTTGCCAAACTGAAAAACCGTTGGAACATTTGGAACATTTGGAACATTCCAATAAATCAAGGACTTACGAGGATTTTTCTTGGAACATCGTTGGAACACTTGGAACATTCCAATAAATCAAGGACTTACGCTATTTCAGGTTGACGTGCGCGTCAACTTCGCCGCTGCTTTGTCAATTATATGGTATGCCGTGTCAACTTATAACGTGACATCAAGATTTTTCGGGTGCGTTTTATAGGTTGAGTCCACGCCGCCGCCAACGCGCCTCCGCCTACAAGGAACTATCACGGGGGGAGTGTGAGGGGGGACGCGGCGCGGGGGTGTGTATGGCGGAATACTTGAGCAAAACAGTTGACTACTGAGTAGTCAACAAAAACAGTCGGGTATTAACCTGTAAAACTTGCCATAGGAGTTGAACTGTGAGACAATGTAGTTACTGGTTCAGGTGAACCAGTGGTAGTCAACTAACCTTAGGAGTCCATAGCATGAAAACGAAACCGACAGCAGCGTTCGTCCCGTCCGCCCTTCCCGTTTCACTGGTGGCCGAAACCATCGATACCTTTTCCGGCCAGCATGGCCAGAATAAAAAATGGCGGCACCTTGCCGACAGGTATTTCGATGAAGGTGTTACCGTCGCCATGCTGGAATCGAAAGTAGTAGAGGGCAAAGGCGAGACCAACAAACTGTTGCAGGACGTGATGGCGCTCGCTGTCCTCTCGATGGTGCCGGAAGATCAGGCGCTCTACAGTAAACCGAAGGATACATTGAAGGGGCAGTTACAGAAAAACGCCCGTCGAGCGCTTGAGAAGGATGTCGAGCGTATCGTCCGCACGCTGTTGAATCACTTGGCAGCATCAGAGGCCGCCGGTCAAAAGCGTCCGCCAAAATTGCCGGAAGGGTTGCACGCTAAACTGGTGAAACTACTTGATAGCGGTATCAAGGCCATACAGCGTGATGACGGCAAACGGGGCGCGCCGATAGCAGCGTATTTGAAAGCTTTTCAGGACTGTAAGGCCACCATCAATACCGCCAGCAAGTCCGGCGGCATCCAGTAAACCGCACCAGTAGCACCCGCAGCACTGACCGCCCTTCGGGGCGGTTTTTTTTTCGCCCGAAACCCGCGCCCTGGCATCAACCCGCGCCCTGGCATCAACCCAAAAACCACCAGAGCCGACCCCACCCGACCCCGACCCCCCAGATTGGATTTACCTCCTGCCATGGCCTACTACGCACTCTGATCCGCACAAATAATTCCATCATTTTCAAACTCAGTAACCTACAAAATATCCCACAGGGGTAGGCCCACCCCATCAATATAGAACACCCCCCGTTAGGGACTCCTAACCTCCTGCTAGTTTTTGGAACGATCGTGCCAAAATTGAGAACGCTTCTTGTTTGTGACGGTGTGACGGTTGTGATGGTGGTTCCGTATCTTTTTTGTATAAACAAATAAAAGGGCCCTAGAAGAAAAATAACGACCTACCGTCACAACCGTCACACCGTCACACATCCCCCGGTTAGGGACTCCTAACCATCCCTTGACACGCCCACCCATTTCACTATATAAAACATCCTAACTACTGGTGCCAAACCACCTGCATGATTGAGTTACACCCACAATTTGAATCCGGCGTACCTTCCGACCATGTTGCGAAGGTGCAAGACCTATCGTTGCTCGAACGGGCTAAACTTGCCGTTCATACGTTCCACACCCTGAACGAAGCCGCAGACCCCTACCCCAACAGCACGACCGATGTAGACGACCTATTTGACGGTGCTGACCCCCTTGCAGAAATTGAGCATAAGGCGGTAAATCAGGCGGTGCTGGACTTGGCGGACCCGAAGGCTACCCAAGAAACCCTAAATAAGACGCTGGCGCAGGCCTATAAGTACTCCCGCCCTGCCGTAAAACGCTTGGATCGGGTGCTGTCTGAGCTGGATGAAGAGATTGTCAATGTGGCGATCCGGCTGCGGGCTTACACCACCAACAAACTGATTGAAGAATCCGAGAACCCCGACCCAAAGGTGCGGATCAAGGCGCTGGAGCTGCTGGGCAAGGTCAAAGACGTAGGGCTTTTCTCAGAGCGTGTTGAAATTACACACAAAACCAAGTCCGACGAGGAGCTTGAGGCGGAGATTCGCCAGCGGCTTGAGGTGTATATGGGCAACGCCGACGTTGTAGACGCAGAGGAAGCGCCGCAACCCGAAGAAGAGACCCCGATCGACGCTATAAAAGCGGTCGTGGATGTAAAAATAGTCGCAGAACCCTCCGGCGCACAGTAAACAGCCGTGCCGATACCCTCTTTCGACGAGATTAAGCGCAATCCGGCCCTCTTGTCGGCGCTACCCCGGGCGGAAAAAGAGCGGGTTTTGAAACTCTTGGATGAGTGGATGCTCCGGCAGGCTAAGAAACAGTCCAAGCAGCACCTTTTAGCCTTTATTTTGCACATTGACCCCGAGTACAAAGTCGGCCAGCACCATAGACGCCTTGCTGCCCTGTTAGAAGCTATAGCCCGGGGCGAAAAAGACCGGATTTGCGTCAATATGGCACCCCGGATGGGTAAATCTCACCTTGTGTCGTACTACTACCCCGCGTGGTTTATCGCCAACTACCCCGACAAGAAGATCATGATGGTCAGCCACACGGCTGATTTGGCGGTTGATTTTGGTCGAAAGGTGCGGAACTTGGTTGGGTCGGAAAAATATCAGGAGCTGTTCCCGGACATAGCCTTATCCGCAGATTCCAAGAGTGCCGGACGGTGGAACACTAACCACGGGGGTGAGTATTTTGCCGTGGGTGTGGGGGGTGCTATCGCTGGACGTGGTGCAGACCTGCTGCTGATTGACGACCCCCATAATGAGCAGGACATTATTAACGGTAACTTAGACATCTTCGATAAAGCCTACGAGTGGTACACCACTGGTGCGCGTACGCGCTTGATGCCGGGAGGCCGTGTGGCTGTGGTGCAGACCCGTTGGGCGACGAACGACCTGACGGGGCGGTTGTGCAGAGACATGACCATGAACGAGGGGGCAGACCAGTATGAGGTTGTCGAGTTTCCGGCGATCTTGGAGAAGGAAGAACCGGACGAGGAAGGCAATACCACCCTAGTCTATAAGTCATTGTGGCCGGAGCAGTGGCCGCTGGACGCGCTCTTAAGAACCAAAGCCTCGATGCCTGCGTTCCAGTGGAACGCCCAGTACATGCAGAACCCCACCTCTGAGGAGGGGGCCATCGTCAAGCGCGAGTGGTGGCGGGTATGGGAGGACGAGCGGCCTCCGCTGTGCGACTTCATTGTGCAGACGTGGGACACGGCGTTTGAGAAAAGTTCCCGGGCCGACTATTCTGCCTGCACGACGTGGGGAGTGTGGTACCCCGAGTCTGCCCCTGATGACAGCACGACCGGACGGGCCAACGTGGTGCTGCTGGACGCCTTCAAGGACCGGATGGAGTTCCCGGAGCTGAAGAAGTTGGCGTTCGAGAAGTTCAAGGAGTGGGAGTCGCTAGGGGTGCCGATGACCCTGATCGTGGAGAAAAAAGCCTCCGGGGCCCCCCTAATCTACGAGTTGAGACAAATGGGGCTGGTGGTGGGAGAATATACCCCGAGCAAGGGGCAGGATAAGATTGCCCGGTTGAACAGCGTATCGGACATGTTTGCCACAGGCATGGTGTGGGCACCGCAGACCCGATGGGCTGAAGAAGTGGTCAACGAGGTTGCAGAGTTCCCGGCAGGCCAGCATGACGACTATGTGGACGCTGTAACACTTGCGTTGATGAGAATACGGCAGGGTGGGTTCATCAGGTTGCCACACGATGAGCAAGACCCGGTGCGGCAGTTTAAGCGACGTAGACAGGCAGGATACTACTAGGAGTTTACGGAATGGCTAAGTCTCTTGTAAACGAAAAGGCTTTGCGGGCTGCATATCAGCTGCTCAAGGTGACGACGTTCAAGGACGTGAAGCTGCCGACCGCCAGTAGGGTGACTTTTAGAGCAGCAAAGCTGAAGAAGTATCACGCATTATACGAGTGGCCCGAACATGTAATGACCGTGAATGTGGACACAGAGGCCTTGTCGGATATGCTGAAGATTGTTGCGCACGAAATGATACACATAGCACTAGAGCACAACGCCAAGTGTGATCACGACCACCACGATGAGAATTTCATTGAGATGGCTAATCAGGTCTGCAGGGACTTGAAATGGGACGGCGGCGTTTTGTAAGACAATTTTTTAAGGATAAATCATGGCAATAGACAAAGCGCTGTACGAGGCCCCGCAAGGGTTAGACGCATTGGTGATCCCGAACGCTGAAGTGGAGATCGAGATCGAGCTCCCGGGCGATGAGGACGAGCAGCCGACAATGGCTGAAGAAGACGAGTTCGGTGAGAACCTTGCCGAGAAGATCGACGACAACACCTTGCAGACGATGGCCGCAGAACTGTATGGCCACTACGACGCCGATATTCGTAGCCGCAAGGACTGGATGGAGACCTACGTCAAAGGTCTGAAGCTGCTGGGCCTGAAGTACGAGGAGCGCAGTGAGCCGTGGTCGGGCGCGTGTGGTGTGTTCCACCCGATGATCATGGAGAGCGCGGTTAAGTTTCAGTCCGAGACCATCATGGAGACGTTCCCCGCAGCGGGTCCGGTCAAGACTGTGATCATTGGCAAGGACACCAAAGAGAAGGAAGAAGCCTCGGTCCGCGTCAAAGAGGACATGAACTACCAGCTGACGGAGAAGATGCCGGAGTACCGTCCGGAGCATGAGCGGATGCTGTTTGCCCTGTGTTTGGCGGGTAACGCGTTCAAGAAGGTGTATTTCGACCCCTCGCTCAACCGCCAAGTCTCTATGTTCGTGCCCGCTGAGGACATAGTCGTGCCCTATGGCGCGTCAGACCTTAATAGCACTCCGCGTGTAACCCACCGGATGCGCAAGACCAAGAACGAGCTCCGCAAGCTACAGGTGGCTGGGTTCTATTGCGACTGTGATCTGGGCGACCCGGTTAAAGTACTGGATGACATCGAGAAGCAAAAGGCAGAAGAACAAGGGTTCAGCGCCGAGGTAGACGACCGCTATCAGTTACTGGAGATGTGTGTTGATCTGGACTTAGAGCTATACGACTTCACGGACAAATACGCCAAAGGTATGGATGGTGTAGCCGTGCCGTACATCGTGACGATTGAAAAGGGCACCCAGAAAGTATTGGCTATCCGTCGCAACTGGCTGGAGGACGACGAGACCAAACAGAAGCGCCAGCACTTCGTGCATTACGGCTATATCCCCGGCTTTGGCTTCTACTGCTTCGGGTTGATTCACCTGATTGGTGGTCACGCCAACGCGGCTACTTCGCTGATGCGTCAACTGGTTGATGCGGGTACGCTGGCGAACCTGCCGGGTGGCTTCAAGTCTCGTGGCCTGCGTGTAAAGGGTGACGATACACCGATTGCTCCGGGCGAGTTCCGCGACGTCGATGTGCCGAGCGGCACCATGCGAGACAACATCCTGCCCCTGCCGTATAAAGAACCGAGTCAGACCCTCGTGATGCTGATGGACAAGATTGTCGCGGACGCCCAGCGGTTCGCAGCTACGGCTGATATGAAGGTGTCGGACATGTCAGCCCAAGCCCCCGTCGGGACAACTTTGGCGATTCTGGAGCGGATGCTGAAGATCATGAGCGCTGTTCAGGCTCGCATTCACTACGCGATGAAGCAGGAGTTCAAGCTCCTCAAAGACATCATCCGTGATAACACCCCCGAGGAGTACAGCTACGAGCCAGAGGTGGGTGACCGCAAGGCTAAGCGTTCGGACTACGACATGGTGGAGGTGATCCCGGTCTCTGACCCGAACGCGGCGACAATGAGCCAGAAAGTTGTGCAGTACCAAGCGGTGATGCAGCTCGCTCAGGGTGCTCCGCAGATTTATGACCTGAAGTTCCTGCACCGCCAGATGCTTGATGTGCTGGGTATCAAGAACGCCGCCAAGCTGGTGCCGACCGACGACGACCAGAAGCCGACCGATCCGGTGACGGAGAACATGAACATCCTGATGGCCAAGCCGGTAAAAGCGTTCATGTATCAGGACCATGAGGCGCACATTGCTGTACATATGGCGGCAATTCAGGACCCGAAGATTGCAGCAATCATGGGTCAGAACCCGATGGCACAGACCATCATGGCTGCAGCCGCAGCACACATTACCGAGCACGTCGCCTTCCAGTATCGTCGGGAGATCGAGAAACAGCTTGGTAGCGCCCTGCCCAACCCCGAAGAGCAGCTGCCGGAGGATATTGAAGTCGCTTTGTCACAGCTCACCGCACAGGCTGCCAGCAGGCTCCTGCAGAAAGACCAAGCCGAGGCCGCAGCACAACAGGCCGCGCAGCAGGCCCAAGACCCGCTTATCCAGATGCAGATGAAAGAGTTGGCCATCAAGGAGCAGGAGGTTCAGCTCAAAGCGCAGAAACAACAACAGGACGCGGCTTTCAGGGAGAAACAGCTGGCCGCTACATCTGCTGCCAAGGCCGACGAGCTGGCGATCAAAGAGAAAGATCAGATCATCCGCGCAGCTTCTGAGTCCGATCGTGGTGACCGGGAAGAAGCCCGGGATAAGCAGAAGATAAATCTGGAAATCAGCAAACTCTTACGTGAATCCACTAGGAACAAATAATGGACGGCATTGAACTGCTCCTCAAGCGTAACGACGAGGAGCGCAAAGCGTTAATCGAAGTCATCGTTTCAGGCGGTGTGAGTGACTTTGAGAATTACAAACACATTTGCGGGGTAATTCGGGGTCTCGACCTTGCGGATGAACATATTAGAGACCTTGCAAAAAGGATGAAAGACGATGACGACAACGACTGAGCAGGTGCCCCAAACCGCACTTGAACAGAAGTGGGCCGCAGATAGCGCAGAAGCAGAACGTAAGGCTAAGCAGTTGCCTGACCCGCAGGGATACCGAATCCTGTGCGCAATACCGGAGTTCGAGAATAAGTACGACAGCGGCATTATCAAGGCGGATATCACCTTGCAGCACGAGGAGATTCTGACCACGGTGTTGTTCGTCGTGAAACTCGGTCCGGATGCGTACAAAGACCCGGTGAAGTTCCCGACAGGACCGTGGTGTAAAGAGGGTGATTTTGTGATTGTCCGCTCCAACAGCGGCACCCGTCTGGATATCCATGGCAAAGAGTTCCGCATCATCAACGACGATACGGTCGAAGCGGTGGTCGAAGACCCCCGTGGAATCCGTCGCAAATAAGGAGTAACACATGAACCAACCCGCATTCAAGTTCCCCGACGAGATTGAGGACAAAAAGGACGAGGCGAAGGGGCCGGAAGGCGTAGAAATAGAAATCGTAGACGATACTCCGCCTGAAGATCGCGGTAGGGAGCCCCTCCCAGAGAATATCAAAAAAGAGCTGGAAGAGGATGACCTTGAGGAATATTCCGAGAAGGTCAAGAAGCGCCTCTCTCAGATGAAGAAGGTCTGGCACGACGAGCGCCGGGAGAAGGAAGCCGCCCTGCGTGAGCGTGAAGAAGCCCTGCGGTTTGCCCAAGTAAAAGACAGTGAAATCAAGAAGTTACGCGATGAACTGGGCACCGGACGTCAAACTTATTTTGACGACATGACCAAGGCGGCAGAGACTGAAATTGCTACCGCCAAAGAGAAGGTCAAACAGGCATATGAGACCGGAGACCCCAGTCTGATTGCAGATGCCCAAGAGGCTTTGACCGATGCTAAGGTCAAAATGCAAACGCTTAAATTTCAGCGTCCCCCTTTACAACCTGTAGAAAAAGATGTAGAACACACCCAACAGTACCAAGAACCCCGGCCTGTTGCCGACCCGAAAGCGGAAGCTTGGAGGTCAAAAAATACATGGTTCGGTGTTGATGAGGAGATGACTAGCCTCGCCCTTGGTCTGCACCAAAGACTAGTCCGGCAGGGTCTTGACCCGCGTAGTGATGACTACTACAGCCGTGTGGATGAAACCATGAGGAAACGGTTTCCAGAGTACTTCGACGAAGAGCCGAAGGATACCGAGGAACCCGAGACTCGACCGGCGGCAAAAGAGAAATCTGAGCCCCGCAAAGCGGCCACAGTAGTGGCTCCGGCAACGCGAAGCACCGCGCCCAAGAAAGTGCGATTGACGCAAACGCAGCTGGCGTTGGCCAAACGACTTGGCCTTACCCCTGAAGCGTACGCTCAAGAACTTATTAAACTGGAGAACTAAAATGGCTGAAAATCGAATCGCTCGTGAGTTGCAAACACGCGAAACTACGCAGCGCAAGGCGTCATGGCAACAACCTAACCTGCTCCCCACTCCTGCCCCGCAGGACGGATACGGGTTTCGTTGGATTCGGACTAGTTTGATGGGTAAAGCAGACCCCACCAATATTTCCGCAAAATTTCGTGAACACTGGGTGCCGGTGAAAGCCGAAGACCACCCGGAGATGATGATTTACGCCGATCCTGACAGTCGTTTCAAAGACAACATCGAGGTTGGCGGACTGCTGTTGTGTAAGGCCCCGAACGAGGTTATTGAGCAGCGCAATGATTTTTATGCGCAACAAGCTCAGTCCCAAATCGAGGCTGTGGACAATAGCTTTATGAAACAAAACGATGCACGGATGCCGCTGTTCAACGAGCGC